ATAATGAACCGGGCGTTATGGTAGCTGAGCCGGCGAGTGAGCCGAATCCGTCGCCGGGAGAATCGGCGCAGCCCCCGGCGTCGGATTTAGCCATAGCGCCCATTATGCGCAGCCCATTTACACCTGGTTTCTTCGCGTAGCGGTTGGGGTTCCAGGTGGCGTGCTTTTTGCCGCCTGGGTTCCCGATCGCCGTCAACCGTAGGGCGACAGTTAGGCCCTTTCGGCTTTCGCGTTTCTGAACTCTTGCAGTGTGCTTTCCTGCAGGAGCCTTATCAGGCTTTCGGCCTGTTCTTTGGTTGCAAACGTCAGCGGGGCCGTTATGGGCTTCACTGCGCTGTTTGATGGTGGGAGGGTGGTCACTTTCACCCCTGATGCCTCAAACAAGCATTGGGCGACTTCTAGCCCGTCTTTTCCTGTGATCTTCCAGCGTTCCATGGCGCTCCCGGGTGGGGGTGCAGTTACACCCCCACTTTACCGCAACTAACTGCGGTTTCGATTTCACTGCCCTTCGATGTAAATCTCGCCGCTTTTCGTGACGTGCACGCAAGTGACTGTTTTCTCTAGGATTTTATGCACAAGCTCGCTGTCTTTGAGCGGTGGCCTTCCGTTATTTATCAGTACCTTGTTGATTTCTATAGCTTTTTTCCTGATTGACTCTTGTTCGGCTTCACTCAGTCGTACGGTTTTGCTCATTTGGGCATCGCTCATGGTGTTCTCTCGTCGACATGTTACGTGTACACATGTGATTTGTGTTGACGGTAACAAGTTCACACGTTCACAATCGCAGCCAATGTGATTTGTGTACATGTGTAAGGGACGTCGTGATGTTCATCGATTGGTTGAAGGTTTCACAGGAGTTCGACTTTGACCTACCTGTCATTTGTGACACTGCGTTTCATGCCATTGACACCCTTACCGGTGAGGTGCTGAGCACCTCTTACGCACCTGTCAAGCATGAAGGTAGCCACAGTTCAACCATCAAGATTCATATCTCTGGCAGGAAAATTACCGTCGATGGCAATCCTTCTCGTCTCGACCGTCATGACAATCTGTTTGGATTCGAAACGGTCGCCCAGTGCATCAAGGTCTATAACGATTTGCTCTCAGAGTACGGCCTTCCGGCTTTCTCCCGTTGCACGCGCTTTGAGATACGCCAAGGCGAGTCCGGCTCGAAAACTTCGCATTTGTGGGCAGACGGCTGCACCATTCACCGCATAGACCTGACGACTAATATCGCGGTAGGTGAGGGTAATGAGATTCCTTACTTGCGCGGCATTGCTACTCAACGTCTCGGTCATTCAATTGGTCGCCTTTACCCGAACGGGCGTTCAGTAGATTGGACCACTTCGGGCAATAGCAAAGGTGCCCGCTTGCAATATCGCAAGGCTTACGACAAGGCTTTCGAGATTCTTGATAAACACATGCCTAAAGTCCGGCGTGCATTTGGCGAGTCTTCGCCAGAGTTCAAGTACGCTCAGGATTTGTATGAGTACTGCCGTCAAACTGGCATTGTTCGACTCGAACAAGAGTTGAAAGATGAATATTTGAAGCGTGAAAATCTTTCGTTTTGGGGCCTCTTTGATGAAGGCCGGTTTATAACTCTCCATACAGAGTTTTTGAGCGTTGATCAGCGCCTAAAGGTGACTAAAATGGATACAGCTAGCATTGCGCAGCAATTACTCCTTGAGAAAGTTGTAGATACTGTAAGGGCAGCAAATACCACGGCGTCTTATGCTCACCTATGGATGCATGGTCAAGAGGTCGTTTGTTCTCAGCGTTCTTTTGAGACTCACGCCGCCCGTTTGAATCGCATTGGCATCAATATCCGCAATGCCTGCGACATTACTACATTTTCAACTGTTTTCATTCGTGAAATGCGTGAGATCAATCCTGTCAAGGACATTGCTCCGCCTTCCTGGTATCGCAAGCCTCGTCATTTGCAGGTTGCCGCATGATTTCCGTAATTGGCTGGACGATTGCCACCGTGCTTTTTGGCCTTTACATCATTAACCGTCTCGGTAGTTGGGCCCGCTCATGAGCGTTATAAACTTCCTCGGTGGTGCTGTCGCTGGTTTTTGGCTGCTTGTTCCTTATCCACACCCGCGCATTGCTGTTTATTTGGCCGCTCGCGTTCCTCACCGTTTTCGTAGTGTTTCGCTTTATGTTTTTTCTGTTTTTTTTATTTCGTCAATTTTTTCCTCCTCCCTCTGGCTTGTCTTGTCCTTTGTCGGCTATTTTTTCCCGGGGTTCTCTCAATGGCTTTTATAAGTCTTCAAGGCACTTCCCTTACTCGATCACAGCGCGAGCGGCTTCAACAACAGCAGGCCGTCAAGAGCTCGTTCTTGAATCCGGTTCTAGCTCAATCCGTTGCAGACACCATCAAAGAGCTTGAAGTACGAAAAGAGCAGGGTGTTAAACCTGAGAAACTTTGGTCGCTTGATCGATCTTCCAGCTGGAACGGTACTATCTCTATAGCTGAATGGATGGGTTATTAATGGATGCTTCTACTTATCAAACTATTCGTTTCGCTGTTGAGTGCAATGTTCGACTTCATTGCTCTGACGAGTCAATCATCAAATCGTTGGTTGATGATTTGATGAGGGTGTTTCTTGCGTCTATTAATGCTGTGCACGTTTCTGAATCAAAGTCTCGTCGTCAGTTTCTAACTTTCAGGCGGTCGCCTGATATAAAACCGCCCAGCTGGGCATATCGTAAACCGGGCATTGATTCCCGTCTTCCCACACTTTAAGGGTAATATCATGGCTGACACTAAACCTCATGCTTCAATTCAAGTACATGTCACCGGCAACCGTGACACTCGCATTTCTGCCAAGTCTGGCAAGCCTTATACGCAGGCTGAAGGCTATGCCATTCTCCCGGGTATTCCTTACCCGCAACGTTTTAAGTTCTATTGCGAGACTGAGGCGCAGGTTCCTGCTCCTGGCATTTATGAGTGCTACCTTGAGATTTCTATTAAAAATGACAATCTCGACTTCCGCTGTGATCCTCGTCAAGGTCGTCGTGTAGGCGACGTTCCAAAGCAAACTGCTGCTTGACTCTGGTGTTAGGCCATGACCAATAACTTACAAGTTTATGTCTTCGTTCTTGGCCTGATGCTTGGTTATGTAATCGGCTTTGTAAACCATGTTCCGGTGATTTCGCAATGATGGATTCTTATCTGTATTACCTGATCGCTGGTGTGAGCATGTTGTTATGCGCTTTGCATGGCTTCAATTCGGGATCATCGTCATGACTCCAGTAGATACGATGAGTCCTGAGGTTGCGGCTGCGTTAAAAGTTCTCGGAGCCTGCGCCGTTTGTTGGTTCTGTGGGTACGGTGCTGGGTCTGTTCAACGCACGATCCGGCGCCTTTTTGGCAAATCTGCCAGTTAACTTAGGAGTGTTTTTCATGAAAGAAATGATTGCTGGTCGTTTGACCGGTAAGGCTGCTCTCAAGGCCTTGTTCGTTGGTGTCGCTGTCGCTGCTCCCATGGCGTTTGCTGCTGATGGCGACAGTGCTGTCTCCCAGGCCATCACAACGCTCCAGTCCAACACCATTTCCAACATTGGTTTGGTCGTAACCGCCGCGTTTGCGGTGCTTGTAGCGGCTCTGGTGCCTGATATCGGCCTTGGTTTGGCTAAGAAGTGGATCAAGAAAGGCGCAAGCTGATAACGGAGTACAGCGTCATGAAGAAGGCGACTTTGGTTTTGGCGACTGCGGTCGCCTTTCTTCTTTCTGGGCCGGTTTTTGCTGCTCGGAAAGTTGTAGATATGCCCAGTACCGGAACAATTCTCTCTGGTTCCACTAGTTCGATTGCTGAGAACGGTGTCCTTAAAGTGTCTGGTGGTGCGCTTGTTGGTGAATATATTCCTGGTGTCAAAAATGCTCTTGCTATTGTCCCTGAGACTAAGATTGCATCTTCAGCTATTTCTAATTTAGCCAAAGGTGCAGTCCGTGGAGGTCTCGCCGGGGTTGCTGGTACTCTCATTGTTGGTGAGCTCCTTGATGGTCTCGATTGGGTTATGCACGATGGTTCCGTTGTTAAAAAGTCTGGACAGTCGGGCTCTCTTCCTGTTGATACCTCGTCTGGTGCTTATTATTGGCGCTACCCTTATCCAGGTTGGCCAGCTTCTTCTACCGCTCTCGGTGCTTGCCCTCAAACTGCCAATATCGATTCCTACAGCCAAGGTTCTCCGCTAACCGGCGTTGTTTTCTCTGGCGATTCTATTGCAGATTGTCGTTATGCTCGCACTTACTCTAACGGCCAAGTCGACGAATCCTTTTCCGTTGGTTATAGCGTGGCGCGTTATGGTGATTCTTGTCCTGCTGGATCAACATACAATGCCTCTACAGGCGCTTGTTCCGGCTCTGTAACTTACGCACCGCTGTCTGAATCTGATTTTTCTACGCTTGATGGTTTTGTTAAAGGTAAGGATGGTGTTTGGCAGCGTGACCTTACTACTACGCTTTGTCAGGGCAACGAAGATTGCTATAAGGCTCTTTCTCCACAAACTTCACTTACGGGACCTGCCAAAGTTACCGGTACACCTCAGACCATAACAACTACTTCTCCTAATGGTGCTGTTTCGACCAGTGTTAAGACCCCAACGTCTACTATCACTTATGGTCCGAACTATTATGATTACTCTACCACCACCACCACAACAACAAACAACGGTGGTGACACTACTACTATTAATGATGATACTGATACCTCTCTGCCTGTTCCGCCGAACATTTTTGGTGGCGCAAATGATGGTATCGGCGGTATACCCGGTGATATAGCTGGCACCACCTCTCACACTTCTCCAATTCCATATATGCCTTGGTGGTCGTTTAGCCAGTCTTGCGAAGAGATTACTTTTGTAATTCCGGTATATGGGGCTGTTACTACCGCTATCTGTCCTGTTTATAAAAAATATATTTGGCCCGTCCTTTATTTCATGTTTGCCGTTTATACATGGCTTTCCTGCTGGGGTATCTGGCGTGCTACAGTTCTTAAAGTGAGGGCTTTTTGATGCAAGCTTTTGCCGCGTTAATTATTTCTATCTTCGTACAGGTCGGCACGTTTGTTGTTCAGCGTATTGGCATTCAGCTTGCCATCCGCCTCGCTGTTGCCGCCGCCTGGATTGCTGCTGTCGTTTTGTTAACTGGTGGTGTTACTGTAATTCTTCAGTCGCTTCAGGCTGGAGTTCCATCTATGGTTCAGCTTGCTCTGTCTGCTTTACCTTCAAACACTGCTGTTTGTATCGCGGCTATTAATGCCACTTATGTGGCTTGTTGGGCTTATCAAGAAGTAGTAACTGTTATAACCATCAAAGGGCGAGTTTAACAGCGGTTGTATACCCCCCATACGCCCCGGAGGGGTTGTAGGGGGGTATACAATCCGCTCATTTTGAGGAATCCCTATGGCTGTTTATTTTGTTACTGGCAAGCTTGGTTCAGGAAAAAGCCTCATTAGTGTCAGTAAGATCCGCGATTACTTGGAGGCCGGGAGGAGGGTGGCTACGAATCTCGATCTTGACCTCGATAAGATGTTTACTTACTCCAGGTCGACTGCTGTTCGTCTTCCTGATAAGCCTCGGGCTTCTGATATGACTGCGCTTGGCTCCGGTTATGATCATGACGACCCGCGTCACAATGATGAGTCCCAATACGGCCTCATTGTCCTCGATGAGTGTGGTACCTGGTTGAACTCTCGAGAGTGGAACGATAAGGATCGTCGTGCGCTTATTGACTGGTTTCTTCACGCCCGAAAAAAGCGCTGGGATGTGATCTTTCTTATCCAGGATATCGATGCCGTCGATCAGCAGATAGCCAGGGCTTTGTGTGAGCATCTTGTTGTTTGTCGCCGTCTAGATCGGATGCGTTTCGTTCGGATTCCACTTCCCAAACTTCACATCGCGAACGTCTATTACGGTCGTAACAAGGAAAATTTTGTAGAGCGTTGGGTTTACAAGGGCACCGATCTTTACTCAGCTTATGACACGCTCCAGCAGTTTCGTGACGGTATCGAGTTTTTCGAGACCGGCCCAACTGACATGCGTGCGTCGTATTCCATGCTCAGCGCCTGGCACTTGAAGGGTCGTTTGCTTGGTGAGCGGCCTCCGCCTCGTACTGTTCGCGAGCGCTTGTTTACGTATTGGGGCGGCTTGCTCATACGGCCTCTGTTTGCGCCGTTCGTGATGTTTTGTCATCCAGGTGATCTGGAGCGGGCTTTTTTTCGTGGTCGTCGTATGCGATCTTTGCAAGCTGCCTGCGAAGCCAGGCTCCAGCGTGAGCTGTCTGCCTGTCAGCACCTGGTCGTTCCTTGGGACGTTCCTCATTCCGAGGATATCGGGGATTCGCATAATGAACCGGGCGTTATGGTAGCTGAGCCGGCGAGTGAGCCGAATCCGTCGCCGGGAGAATCGGCGCAGCCCCCGGCGTCGGATTTAGCCATAGCGCCCATTATGCGCAGCCCATTTACACCTGG